TTCGGCCCCTTCAGGTTGAGGGCGTTCTTGGCCTCCTGCAGCAGGCTGAAATGCGGGGTCAGAAGCTCGGCGCCGTGGACAACGATCGCGCGCTTCTCGCTGATAGCGTTGTAGTTGTAGCGGATCGTTCCATCAGGCCGGGCAAGCTCCCGGCGCGCCGTTTCGACGCCGTCGGCAAAGGCGCCGTCTTCATAGTGAAGCTGGTTGGTGTTGAGCAAATGCAGCGATTTGCTGCGGCGCTTGTTGACCTCGTCCTGCAGCGAAATCATCTCGCGCACGAAGCCGTAGCGGTTGTTGTCCGCGTCGACATAGGCGGACTGGAAGAACATCTCGCAATCGCTCTCGCCCTTGTCGTTCTTGTACGGCGACGGCCCCGACTTCAGGATGCCGCCCTTGGTGAACTCGGCGAAATGCCAGGCGTCGTCCTTCTTGATCCAGATCTGGCAGATCCGCACCCGCTTGCGCTTGTTGTCGCCCCAGTGATTGAACTTCGGCTTGTCGTCGTAGGTGTCGGACGGCGACGTGGACAGCGTCGTGTCCAGCGCCTCCTTAGCCTCAGGGTACTGCGACAGCGCGTCGGAGTAATCCATCCAGATGACGACGCCGAGATAGCCGGCATCGGAGAAGTCCGGCTCCGACGCGTGCGGATCCCAAAACATCCGGTCCCACGCCACCCGATGGATCTTGACCTCGTAGCCCGGTTGGCCGTCGTAGTCCCTGCCTTCCTCGACCGTCACCCGAATGCCGCCACAGCCCTCCACCAGCATGTCGCGCCAAACCGCGCTGCGCTTCTTGTCGTAGTCCTGCTCTTGCGTGACATAGCGCAGCGCCTCGGTGGCGCCATCCGCCTCCGCCTCGTGCTTCGGCGTGCGCGGCAGCACTTTCGGATCGATCCGCTGCTTTTTCTCGACGCCGTCGAGGTAATCGACCTTGGTCTTGATGATGTTGTCGGTGATGACGGGCTGACCACGCTTCTTCAGCTTGGCGATTTCCGCCGGCGTCCATTGCTTGCTGTCGTAATAATCGCGATCGCGCTCGGACAACTGCCGAGCCTCGGAGGTCGAGTCCTCGGATTCCTCGAACATTTTGACGAGCGCGCCGACGTCGAGCAGGCCGTCGTCTTCATCGTCGTCCTTGGCCTCGTGTACCAGTATCATGCGACTTTCCAGTTCTCGATGTCGTCAGTGTCGTTGAAAACCTTGTCCCAGCGGTCCCTGAGGGGATTAGGCACCTTCGGCCGCAGCGCGCGGCCCCTCGATACCGTGTCGAGCAGCTGACCCCACAGGGAAAGCATGTCGACTTGATCATCGTTGCGGCCGGCCGGGAAACTCAGCATCTCCGAGCGCAGCGCGATGAACCACGGGGCGCGCCTGTTAACGTGCAAGCCGTGTGAAGCGATGTAGCCGCGGAAACTTTGCGCCCGCACCGCCTTGTCACCGCGGGTCGGGAAGCTCGACTTGGCAACGTAGGCCCGGCGCTCGCGCTGGCGCTTCTCGAGGAACGGCCCAACGCCCGACGTGATCTGGCCCTTTTCAAACGCCCAGCCGATCGGCTTCCATTTCTTGACCAGGTCGCAGAAGGATTCCACCCACACGTCGGATGAAGCCTGCTTGCGCCAGAGGTCGAGCAGATACGGCTTGCCTTCGGGATCGACGCCGATCACGCCGTGACATGTGTAGTCGCCCTTGTCGGCGCTAACAGCAAAATCGCTGGCGCCGTAAATGTGCATCGTCTCCGGGTCAGGGGCTTTGTCGTAGGTCTTGATCCAGTCCGCCTTGAAGTAGTCGCCATCCATGGGACTTGGATTTTGTTGGAAGAGCGCCGACCACATCATCGGGGACGCCTCGCGCTGCCGCTCGCGCAAAAATCTGCCGTAGTCGTAGCCTTGCGGCTCGTCCCACAAATATTCGCCGGGCTTGCGGCCTGCCGGGTCGTCCTCGCCGGCAATCGCAGGAATATCGATCACCTTGCCCCTGACATGCCCGGCCTCGATCTGCTCAATGACACGGCCGGCGACGTCCGATTCGTGCCACCGAGTATTCATCATTATTCGCTTCGCCCGCGGCTTCAGTCGCGGAGAAAAATCGTCCACGAACCACGACCACCTTTTTTCCCGCACCGTGTCGCTCCACGCATCTTCGCGAGAGCCGAACAAATCGTCACACAGCCCCAGGTCCGCACGGAAGCCTGAGATGCCCTTGCCGGCGCCGACTGCATAGTATTCACCACCTTCGTTCAGCGCGAACTGGTCCGCCGCGCCGGATGATTGCGACAGGCTGATGCCCAGAACTTCGCTTTCGCTGGCGATGTCGTTGCGGACACGTCGGCCCCAGCGATGCGCGAAGTCGTCTGAGTGGGTTGCGAACAAAATGTTGTTGCCGGGATGGTTCGCAAAATACCACGACGGAAACAGTGCGCTGATGTAAGTCGACTTGGCGCAGCCTGGCGGGGCATGCAGCAGCAGGACGTCGTAGTCGTCGCTGGCGATGAACTCCTCCAGCTCCCGCATGATCAGCAGATGATGCGCGGCCGGCTCGAAGCCCTTGTACCTGGCCCACGCCGCCATGCTGCGGCGGATCTGGCGCTTCTCCTTCACGTCAACGAGGCGACGCTCCAACGCGTCCAATGTGTCCAGGGTGAGCGCATCAGCTGGCATATTGAATTTCTTCCTGAGCCAGTCTCTTCCTCTCCTCGAGGATCTTGCTCAGCGCCGCGTCGAGATCGTCTTCACTGATGGTGTCGATCTTGCCGCCATCCGACAGGATCAATTCCCGCGGAATGAGCTTGGCCATGACCCTGAAGTAGACGTCGGGCTTTTCGCGGAAAGTGATCTCCAGCGCCGCCTTGCCGTTCTTGGCCCAGCTCTCCAGCGCATCGGCCAGGAAGGCGTGCGACAGCTTGTTCCTTGTGCCGGCAATCCGGCCGCCGCTGCCCTTCTTGATGAAGCCGTTCGCTTCTCGCTCAAACTTTGATGGATCTACCGTCATGTCAGTGCCTAGTGCTTGAAGATGTCGTTCAGTGGGGTAGGCCCGCCATAGGCCGGCCCATTCCGCTGGCCCATGTTGCGGCGGTTCGCCAGGTTGGAAGGAAGGTTCACCTGTTGCCGTGGCGCCTGCTGGGCTTCCGCCCGCCACAGGCCAAGCTGGTGAAGCAGCTGCGCCGCAGTGACGACCGGGTCGGAGCTGGTCTTGACGGCCTCCACAAACTGCTGCCCCAGGGGATGGCCGCTGTGCGCCAGCTCGACCGACAACTGGTCAATCTGGTTATAGGCCTGCTTGCCGTACTCCGAGACAAAGTCAGCCTTGCTCGCCGAGAAGTTAGCCCGCTGCTCCGCCTTGGAAACCGCCTGCCCATACTCGTTGAGTTGTGCGACGTACTCGGCAAGCCTGGGGTCGCCCGCCTGTTGCCCCTGCGGTTGCTTGTCCTTGGTCAGGATCTGATCGATCGGCGCGCCCTTGAAGTCCAGCAGCCCCAGCTGGTCGACATAGGCGTGAATCGCCGCCACCGGGTCTGCTTGCGTGCCCGTAAGGTGCAGCACATGCTGCTGCTGCTCGGCGTTCAGGCGCTTCAGCCCGGCGTCGATCTTGGCTACGACGTCCGGGCCGTGCTGCTTGCTGAAGTTGGCGTAGCTCCGGTTGTAGGCGACCACAGCAGGGTCTTGATTTAACTCCTGCTCCTCCCGCGCCCATCGCTCCTGCCGCTCCTGCTCCTCCTTCGCCTGCTCCTCCTCCGTCGGAATGCCCCACTTGGCATTGTCGAACCGCTCCAGCTCGGCCCGCATCTCTTCGACTTGCTTGTCGGCACGCTGGCGGCGTTCACGCTCCTTGCGCAGCTTCCTTAGCGGGACTTGCCCGTCGTCCAGGCCGCCTAGCTCGCCTTCCCGCTCCGGTGCGGAAGCATCCGTAGCGTTGCCCTCAAGGATGCTGTCCAACGGGGTCTGGACTGCCTCCTCGCTGCCGAGGTCGGTTAGGGTCTGGTCGTCTAGCTCGGCCATCCGGCCTCTCCCTTTCGCCCGTAGCCCGGCGACGGCATGGTGGTGGTCGACCTGTTGTGGAAGGCCATTTGCCGAGTCTCCGGCGAGGCGCCGGTTCGTTTGTTTGTGCGGCCGGTATCTGTGCCCATCTCACGCGGCCTCGTGCTGGGCGGACTCCGCGGCGGCACCTACGGCCCGCTCTTCCGACTCAGCGACTGCCCTGAGCATCGCTATGCGGATGAAGGAGGATGTGGTCATCTTCCGCCTGGCGGCCGCCCGATCCACCAGGGAGCGTTCATCCTCGTGGATGCGGACGTAGAACTGTTCTTTCCTGGGCCTTGCCGCCATGTGAAGTCTCCGTTGGGGACAGCGAGGAATCTAGCAACCACTGCATTGCGTGAGAACAGGCTGGTAGTTCGCCAACGTGCGTGCGGCGATTTTTCTTGCGCCTATGTCCCGCAAGCCTGAGGCCTTCCGCGAGCGCGCGTTGATTTGACTCGCGTTTCCGACGCGTTCACTTGCGATCGTCGTCGCTGGGAAGCGTTGGGGAAGGTTCGCCTGGAAGTAGGTAGGAATCTTTTCCCATCCAGATAAAGCCGCCCGGATAAGTCCGGCCGACCTTGACGGCGACGGCCGCAGCAGCGCGCCGGACGCTGAGATAGCGCATGGCGTTAGGCGGCCTCCCTGTCATGCGCGGATAGCTCCAGCGAATTAAGTCACCCGTCGTCAGCAACGCGCCTGGATTTGCGAGGAAAGCTCGCCTGACGCGCCGCTGAGTGGGGCCAAGTCCGGGCATCGGTATAACCCTCGCTAGCTCGGCATTAGCAGGGAGCGCCATTCGGCTGGCGTTGCCCTGATTTCGCAGCCCGCCCCTTGCGTCCGTTCGGCGTCTTGGTGTTGCCTGGGGCAGCCGGCGGTGGCGGACGGTTTGGGGCCATGATTTCGATTAGTTCCTTTAGAGTGCTGGTCTTTCGGTCGATGGCGGTAACGAGGTCATTGTAGGCATTCACAAGCTTCTTGAGACCGTCATTGATCCCATCCAGGCGGCCGTCGATTTCGTTCATGCGTTCTTCAACCGCACCAGCGCCGAGACGCTCGTCCTCGAGCCACCGGATATGCTGCCTGAGTTCACTTAGCTCGGTGGTCATGATTTTCTTCCGTTCCCGTGTTGTGCGCCACAGCGGCGCTGTCCCCGATCAGTCGGATAGGTGTAATCAGTGGTATTTCTATTGTTCTTCTTTTTGAGGTTAGAAGAGTGGTGGCGGTGTTTTGGAGAACAGTAGGGAAATCACTGATTGCACCTATCTCACCTATTTGAGGTCAGTCGCTGGGCTGCTTTGAGCTGCTCGGCTGGCGCGACGTCCATCCGGGCGTAGACCATCTGCCGCTTGCCGCCGATGACCCACATCCCGTCTTTTGCGTCCGGGTTGCGCACTGCCGCGTATCCGCAGGCCTCGAACCTGTGGGACAGTACCCTACGGTTCTTGCGGTCCTTCAGCCATTCGAACAGGTCGCCCTGGGCCTCCCCGATCACCTTGGCGAGGGTCGTTGCGACCGGACCATGGTGTTCGCCCCCGACGTCCTTCAGATTCTCTTTTGCGCCCAGGGCATCTAGGATGTCGGCCAGCTCGGAGTTTTCGGGCGCGGCCCCGGCGCCGACGATCTGCCAAAACGCCTCGGTTTTCCGCGGGGGCGCTTTCGCGTCGAACTCCGCGAGGTCGTATTCCGCCAGGTACGCGACCACGTCTTCCAGCCCTCCGGCCGCGTACCAGCCGTAGAAGCTGGTCCAGAACTCCTTGACGAAGTCGGCCGACTGGATTTCCGACCATGCGACGTAGGTTCGTCTGTCATTCGGCGGCAGGTAGACGCTGTCGAAGCGGTTGTTGGTGGTGTAGATCACCCCGGCGACGTTCAGCACGTAGTGCTGCGGCATGTATTTGCCGTTGACCCTGATGACGTCGGGCGGCGCCGCCAGGATGGTCTTCATGTGGTCGTGGAAGGCGTAGCGGTTGATGTCACCGAGATCGTGCGCCTCGGATATCCGCAGCACGACGCATTGCATGTAGTCGTTGTAGCTCGACATGATGTCCTGTGGCGAAACTTCCTTGAAGTTCCACGGCCCGACGCCGAGCTTGAGCGGCTCGAGGATGGTGTCCTTGCCGATGCCGGTTGAGCCGCCGAGCAGGATCCCGTGGTTGATCTTGACGGCCGGGTGCTGGATGCGGTGCGCGCAGTACGCGATGATGTGGTCGGCATCGTCAGGGTAGATGCGCTGCACCAGTTCCACCCAGCGATCGGCGCCGGCCGAGTTGCCCTGGCGCACAGCCGGCGGGCGGTACATGTTGAACGTCGTGGTGCCCGGGCGGTCGAACCAGCCGCCTTCCGCCATCAGTCGGCCGTCGACGGTCAGCGGCTCACCTGGCGCCCAGGTCATCTGCTCGACGGGGCGGTGCTTGTCGAGCCAGTCGCTGGGTTTTGAGTGCTTCTGGTCCCCATTCTCGTCTGCAAGTGGACTGCCGTTCTTCTTGAACAGCGGCACTTTGGGTAGCCGCGTGTTGACGCTGCTTCCCGGCCACATCTCGCGGGTGGGCACGAAGATGTACTGGTGTCGCGGCATGTAGGCGTAGAAGTCCTCGAGGCCCAGGCCATTGCCGCGGGGTGCGTTCCAGGTTTGCTGCTGCGCCTTCGGCTTGGCCTTGTGCAGGCAGCGGGCGATCTCCTCGCGCAGCCGCCCGTCGTACTTCTCCGCGATCGGCTTGCCGGCAATCCGGGCTTCGATGCGGCTGACCGTCCAGCCGAGATCTTTCAACCAACAGACGGCGTGATGGAATGCCCTGCTCCGGTCGTCCTGTGGCGGAAGGGGCTTGTCGATCAGGTTGATCAGGTCGGCCGGCAGGACGGCGTCGCCGGTATCCAAAGTTTCCGCTTGCGGCTCGAAGTCGAACTTGTCGGCCTTTCCGTTACCGGCCGTGTGGCCGGCGAGTTCTGCCACCACGGCATCGATCACGCCGTCGATATTGGCCATGTGCGGCCAGGTCTGTGGCAGCGGCTTGCCCGTAACGACGATGTATCGCTCGGCGCCGCGATAGCTCTCGACCTCGACGTCGCTGCCGGGGACTTTCTGCTTGCAGTGCACCTTGTCGCCGCTGCCGGTGCCGATGACGTGCAGCCCGGTGCCGGAAACCGATATCTCCGTGTAGGAGGCGGCGCGGCCGACGTAGCCCACGGCTTCCAGCGCGATGCTGCCGGTCGCAGGGTCGCGTGCGTTGTCCAGGTCGAACGCCGAGACGTTGCTGCCGGCGAGGCAGAAGCCGATGCCGTCGCATTGGCCAGCTTCAAATGCGGTCACCGCCTGCTCGTGGGTGCCCCATGTTCGGCTGTCGTTGTTCTTGGCGTATCGGTGCGGCGCGTCCGGCCGGTGCGGCGGCTTGGTCCATTTGCCGACGCCCTTCTTGTCGACGCGCCACTCCCATTTCCAGCACACCCAGTTCGGCAACGCCGTCAGCGGCGCGAGCGCCGCGGGGAGATTGCGAAGGTCGCCCTGGACCGTGACCGGGCGCTCTGGCTTGGCGTGCATCATGTCCGCTCCCTCTCAGCCTTGCGCGTCGCTCGCTGGCATTCGTCGTCCAGCTTGCGGAATTTTGGATCAAGCCGCAGCACGTAGCCGGTTCTCTCGAACGGCGAGTCCTCGCGGGTGCAGTGCCTCGTGCGGTGTCCGGGCATGGCGCTGTGATGGTGGTAGACGCGACAATGCGGGCACTTGAACCGCCACAGCCAGACGCCTCTCCAGCGTCGTGGGCGCACAGGCTCGCACAGCATGACCGGCATTGGGCTGCCGTCGACGCAGTGAGTTCTCATGCCTGCACCTCTGCCTGGCAGAGATCAGCCAGCAACACGGCCGCGAACTCGGCCTCTAACCTCGAGCGGTAGACCCGCGCTCCCTGCCAGCCGCCGTCGCCGCTCATCTGGTTGACGCTGAAGAAGTGCCAATGATCCATGACGAACACGACCCCGCCGGCACATCCCGGCGCTTCTGCGAAGTCGACCAGCCCTGCAGCGTAGTTTGCGGTCGCAACTATGTCGGCCACGATGTGGTCGCTCATCGCGCGCCCCCTTCGGTGACGGGTTGCATGGCTTCGCGCAGCAAGCTCGGCCCGGCCGCGTCGGCGATTTCGGCGCACTTTTTCAAATCGACGGTGATGCCGGGCAGCCCGTGCAGATAGTCAGGCAGCCAGCCCGAACCGGTCCCGAGTCCGTAGTGGTCGCGAAACAGAATTTCGGCAGCGTCTTCTTTGGAAAAGTTGTTTGTAATCGAGCGGACCAGCACCTGGACCATCAGGCTCGCGGCATCTTTCTTCGTGCGATAATCCGCGAGGTCCATTGCCATCAATTCGTCATAACTGATGATCCGCAACGGCTTCCGCGTTCGCTCCTGCTCGAGCAAATCGGCCAGTACGCGCTCGCGCATTGGCGCGGGGACGCATAGCTGCAACAGGGAGTGCAGCGCCTCGCCCCAGGCCGCCTGGAGGGGGTTTGATACGTGAACGTTCATCGCGAGATACCGTGCGCGCGGACGCGTTCGACTTCCTCGACCGTGATGCAGTTTTATCGCGCGGATTTTTTGCGCTTTGATCAGTTTCCAGATTGAGGTCTGGCCGACGCCGAGCGCATGAGCCGCCTCTGGAACGGAATAAACCAGACGGCCAGATAAGGGGCGAGGATTAGTCTGCATTGCCAAACTCCTTGATGGGTCTGGCAATGCATTTGAGGCCTATTTCTCTACACCGCAACGAAACGGGCATTTTGTAGAAGTCGAAAGTTCTACATTTCCGGTTTAGCCGGCGCTTGTAGAAGTGAGGACAGTGCTGCAAGCGACATGTTCAAGTGCGCATGTCGCTTCTTGCACTGATGGTAGTGCGTTTCCCAGGACGCCTGTGTCGGCCGTTTGCGGCCAAGATGTTCAGGCCAGTTTTTGTAAACGTGGCGAAGTGCATCTCGTTGAAGAACCTTGGGAGACTTGCTCGATCGTTTGGCCTGGAGCGCAGCCATAACCCCGTCAACGTGATCCATGACGGCATAAACGTGTTCGTCGGTCATCACACGCGCGGGGGTGCTGACTGGAACCGCGCACTTGACATGAAGGCCGGGCACGAACTCGCCCAGCACCGCAAGGGCAACATGTTTCCAGGATTCCTGCGAGTCGTCTTTGGCACCAAAAGTCTGCAGAGCGAGATGCCAGCGATCGTCCAACTCAGCGTGCAACCTGGCGTGAAAGGCGGTTTCGGCTTGCATGCGCGAGATCTTGTCCGGCGTGCTCGCTATCTTTTCGACGCTAGCCTCCTCGTCAACAACGAGCGGGTCACTCAATTGAGATGGCAATTCGCGCGGCTCGAATGGATCCCTGCCGAATTGGATTCTCTCGTCGCCTTCTACGGTGCGCCTCGGGAATGTCAGATAGATTTCGCTGCGGGTTTTCTTGGGCATCATGCCCACCCGAGAAGCGAGGTGCTATGAGTACTGGTAGCCTTGGTCATTGGGTCGCTCTCCTGATCGAGGTTAGGCCGGATCTGGAAGGTCGCACTTCCGTCCGGCCTGACGCCTGCGCCTATGCGCGCAGTTTGGTGACGTTCGCCCCATTGGCCCTCGCCAACAAGACCCGGATATGGTTGCCCCACAGCAGCAGGGCAGCGCGCTTCTCCTCGGCATAGCTGCTTCTGTTGTAAACGCCGGAAACGCCCGCCCTGAAGCCGGAAACGTGGTTTAAAATTGCCTCGACGATGTGCGGAGAAATTCCCAAATCATTCATCCGGGTCGCCACCGTGCGGCGCAAATCGTGCACAACCCACCCCTGAACACCTGAGACTTCGTCCAGCCGTGCCTTGGCCTTGCCAAATCCGCAAAAGCCTATCCCGCCTTCACCGAATACAAACTCGCGCCCGACGCGCTGGGACACTCTCTCCAGCACCGCCAACGCCTGTGGCGACAGCGGCACGACGTGCGCCCTGTTGTTCTTGACGCGCTCCCTGGGGAGTGCGATCGCGCCGTCCACGATCTCGGCCCAGCGCAGGCTTGCAATCTCGTCACGACGCTGGCCGGTCAGGACAAGCAGTTTGATGATCCTGCCGTAGTCCGAGTCCGGCGCAGCGTTCCAGACCGCTACCAGTTCGTCGTCTGTCAGTACGCGCTCCCGGCCCATGCCTTCGCTGCTCTTGTTGGTGTTGATCACCGGGTTGGCCTCGATGACGCCCTCGCCGATCGCCCAGCCGAAGAACGCGCTTAACGTGGAGCGGCCGCGGTTGGCGGCAACCGGGCCGCGGTCCCTGGCGACGGTACGCAGCTCGGCGGCGATGGTCGCCCGGTTGATCTTGTGCAGCGGCAGCCTGTGCAGCGGCGTGAAGTATTTCAGCAGATGCAGCCGGCACATCATGAGGCTTGACGCGCGCATGTCCTTGGCTCGGAAGTCGAGATATTCGGCCGCCATGACGCCGAACAGCTGCCGGTCGTCGACGCGGGCCTGGGCCTTCTGGGTGACCGGGTCCATGCCATTGTCGATGTCGACCAACATCTGGCGGGCCTTCTTCCGGGCCTCGTCCACGGTGTAGACGCCGACCTTGCCAACGGTGGCGCGGCGCTGGGATGGCCCCTGCCGCCACTGGATCAGAAAAGTCCGGGATCCGCCCTCGCGGACCCGGAGATAAAAGTTGGGAGTGTCGTCGTCCGGGTACAGCACGTCGGCGCCCCTGGCCGGCAGGGTGCGGACATTGTCGTTCGTCAGTTTGACCATTGGAAGCCTTCTCTGGGAAGCAACTGGTTAGCGGTGACGCGCACCAAGACGTACCTTGGCGAACTACCGACTGAAGCTACTGATCCAGAAAACCCTGTAAAACAAGGGGTGCGCAGGAGTCGCACACGTTGGCGAACGTTGGCGAAGGAAATAAATTATGATCATGAAACAGGGTGGCGTAACCAGAATAATTAAATGATATCAACGATTTAACAGGTATCCGCTTCCCGACTTTTACCCCTTGGGTAGCGTCTGGGAAGCGGCAACATGCCGCAGGGGTGTTCGGTCGGGAACGACCGGCCGTCTTCGGTATTATGACCTCGTCGCATAGCGCGAACTACGCGACTTCGTGGTACCTTTGCAGCCCCTAATCCTGCCCCTTCTGCCTGGGGCTGCGCAGCCCCAGCCCGAGCAACCCTCGACTGGGGCTGTTTTTATGTAGGGCAAAATTCCGTCCGGAACGGCCAGCCATTTTCGGTGTTATGGCCTCAGTCGCGGGTTCCCAACGTCGCGACCTAAACTTTCAGCCCCGGCCACGGCTTCTCTCTGCTGGGGCTGTTCTTTCTGCTGTCAGCGATCGTCGTCGCGAATATTCGTGGCCCGGTAGGCTGCCGCGAGCCGTTCGGGCGCGGTCCTGGCTTTCAGATCTTCCCAGGCCGCCTTGAAGTCGGCCTTCGCCATGTCGAGGTCTTTGCTTGAACCCATGGGCAAGCCGCCGGGCAGGTTGATGGTGACGTTCCAGATCCAGATGCCTGGCGTGCGCTCACTTGCAAACCTGATCCGGCCGATCGGCTGCCGGCCCTCAAGCACGCGATAGTCGCGGATGTCGATCGAACGTAATCTGAGCATGCCCCCATTTACCACAGAAGAAAGGGCGGGGTGGAGCGAGGCCCGTAGGCCCCACTCCTGATTACTCAGCGTTCGACTATTTTAATCGTCACGGGTTTTGCCCAACTCTTACTGTACGGGAGCTGCACGTAGCCGTTCTGGTGATACCACTCGTCCGATGGCTGCCTCACTTCCAGCCGCAGCGGCTCTTGCTGGTTCGCAAAAAACCGCTCCATCCGTTCCAGACTTTCTTTCGTCATCATGAGCCGCCTCCTGTGCGGGCTGATCATACGCGCCGAGTCCGTTGCTGCGGACCGGCGCTTTTTAAGCTGAAGGTGCGCGACAACGCACCCGGCTAATAGGGGATTAGTGTGGAGGCCCGACTTGGTCGCTGGACGCGGGACGCTTGGCCTGAAGGCGCTGGGTCGCTGGTCTCTGGACGCTGGCGCGGGATGCCGCATCGCTCCACGCTCAAAGTGTTAGCACTTGTCTCGCCCGCTCGCAAGAAAAAGGGCGGGGGAGGTGGAGCCACCCCGCCCTCTCTTCGTCCGCCGCGGCGCAATGGACATAAAACCGCGGCGGGCAAGCCTTAGTTCGTCGTGGCGAAGTAACCCGTGACCATCCCGTGGTCTTTCAAGTCACCACGCTCGGCCGAAGCGTTGGAGCCGAACTGCATCTTGCCGATGCCGTAGATCGCCTCGATCGCAACGCCGCGCTTGTCGCCGTAGTCCCAATCCTGCTGCCGGGACTGCCACCGCTTGGCGTAGGCGGTGCCGATCGCCTGCGCGCCACAGAGGAACGCGCAGCCGACTTCGGCCCCGGCCGTGCCCTTGTCCGTGAAGGGCACACCGAGTTCGTCGAACATCTCGGGGACTTCCTTGATGATGACGCCATCCCAAAGCAGATCGCCGCCCTTGAACAGACGGTTGTTCTCCATCTCCAGGTTCACCTCACGCTGGGCCTGGCTGATGGTGGTGTCGAGCTTGAGGTCGCGGAACAGGCGCGGGTCGACGTAGAGCATGTAGTAATGCCTGCCGTTGCTCTCCGAGCGGATCGGGCGGATCTTGGGATTCGCCGTCACGCGGGCCTTGTACTTCATCTTCGAGATGGCGACCGCCGTCAGCTTGTCGTCCAGGGTATCCAGCAGCAAGAGGTCGGCCGAGTGGTCGACGTAGCCAGCCGCTGCGTTACCGAACAGGACACGGTCGGCATTGTCGACCACCCAGGTATCCTTGTCGGCCTCCGACACCGTGGCGTAGTTGGTGCCGTTGATCGACGCCATGGCCTGAATGATCAGCTTCTCGGTGTCCTTCAGCGACCAGTCTTTCAGGACCACCTTGGCAGCTTCGCGCAGTCCGATCGCCGAGAACTGCTCGTCAGTCTCGGAAATGCGGACGCCGTTGCGGCGCTTGGCAACCACGACCTCGAAGGACCGGGAGGACATGTCCTCCTCGGCGCCCTCGAGGTTGTTGCGGCCGAGAATGGCCGGGTTGGTCAGCCTGTTGACGAGCGCGAAGTTAATGCGGTCGCCGGGCTGTTTGGTCAGCTTCTCCTTCACCTGGATGATGTTGCTTTCGTCCGTTCCCATTTCGGACGCGAAGCGGTTTTCAGTCAGATATTCCCGGAAGAATTTGTCGTCCCACATTTCTACTGTGAGACCGGCAGATACCAGTGTATCGGTCATTTGGTTTAATCCTTGTGATATGCGGGCGTGGCGCTACGCGCACAGCAGGCCCGCTGTGTTTGTGAAATTCCGTTTCGCCCGTTACAGCCCGGCGTCAGCGCGCATGGTTGGTGGGCCATACTCCCTCGCCTGTTACAGCCGGCGACAGCGCGCAGAGTTAACGTGCATCTGCACACGCGCCGTTAAGGCCGGCGACACCTCTGACCGTCCATACTCTGGACGGTGTCTCCTATGCAGCCTGCGGTCCTTGCGCGGCTGCTAGCGATAGCGCGGCTGCCTCCTTGTCCTGCAAGCCCTTCATCACGCTGTGGTCAAGTTTAGCCCGGTCGTGCTGCACCTCGTGCCCGATATAGACAGGCGCCAGCTGGGCATCGACCATTGCCTTCTGAGCCTGCGCCCGCTTGTACTGGGCGCTGGCCAGTGTCTCCTCGATCTCGGCTATTGCGAGTTGCGCCGCGTAGGGGTCGGGTAGCTGTCCCCGCTGCGGCTGCGGCATGGCGGCCTTGCGCGCGTCCGCCAGCTTCTTCTGGGTGTCGGCCTCGACGTTCTCGATTTCCGCCACAGCGCCGCGCAGCTTGAGCTGCTGCGCCTGCTGATCCGCCTGCTGCGCCTGCTCGCGCTCCTGCATGTCCTTGAGCAGCGCCTGCTTGGTCTTCATGTTCGGCGATGCCTTGATGATCGACTTCAGTGGAATCTCGCCATTGGCATCGTACTTCTTCAATTCGACCAGCGCCTCGAATTGCTCCTGCAGCGAGGTGATCGAGTCCGGCGCCTCGTCGATGATGATGTCGCAGTCCAGCTCGGCGACGTTGCCCACCACGCCGGCAACGCGTTTTGCTATTTCCGGGTTCTGCTGCATCGCCATCTGGATCGCCTGAGGGTCGACGTT